TATCACAACCTCGACATAACCGATTACCAAAACGAGATCGAAGAGATTGCATCAGAGCGCGACATTAACGACGAGGTGACCGAAATCGTTGAGGATGTTTTGAGAGGCGCAAAAATCACACTGGGCTAAACAACCCGCCCAACTTTGCCCAACTTTGCCCGCCATAGCGCGGGCTTTTTTTATGTTTGACAGATCAGTAAGAGATATCCCATACTGCAGGAGCGGCGGGCATCCTGCCCGCTTGCTATAGGAGAACCGACACAATGAAACGCTATCAAATAGAAGCCTCGACATTCGAGCTAAACGGGACCGAGAGCCATACAGTGCTTTACACCAGCAACGGCATAAGCACCGCGCGTGCTTATCTTGAGGGGTTTACCACTGCCAGCGATTGGAAAGATTACGACCTTATCAATCTATTAGATACAGCGCACCCCAATGACAGCGACTTGCATTTGATCGACAGCAAAATGCACCCCGCCATCGACAACGGCGCAACTAGCCAGAGCCTTGCAGACTTTACCGAGGTTTGGACCGACGTAGGACAACACGGTTTCTTCCGGTGTAAGCTGTGAGAGGCGGCTTGAGTACCAAACCCCCAGCAGACCCCCGAAAGAGCCGAGCCGAGCGGAGAGCCGCCGAAAGCAACCGCAAATATTCCAAAGGTGGAAAGGTTAACTTTAACCGCTGGACAACCAAACATGGCCGACGAGCCGGAAAGTGAAACTATGATTAATATGACAATGGCCCAGCGCGACACGCTGGAACGCAAGTGGTCCGAACTGGACGAAACCACCCGCCCGACGCTTGAACGCTTTCTTGAGAGCGTGAAAGACACGTTCTATTGCGACGATGCAGTGACAGTGTACTGGGCTAATATGTGGCTATGCGTTGAGCGTGACGGATACGCCCACACTTGACGAAATCACATAGATCAGGCTAATCTTAGGGCGGGGCAATCCCGCCCTTTCTTATTGGAGGCTTAAAACATGAAACACTGGGAACTAGAACACTCGGGCGAACTGATCCGCATTGAATGGAACGGGGTTGCCACTTTCAACCTGCAGACCCCTATCGGTGGGCGGTGGGTCGATTACCACGCTTTCACGGTTTATGGCATTGAAACTGATCAGGAGGCGCTTGAACACGCTTTTGATGTTTTGCTGCAGCTGTCCCTAGGCGTTGTTGAGACAGCGACCGAGCCGTACTTACAACAGCCGAACGAAACGCGCACCGAATACTGCGCACGTATTGGCATCGCCCCGCACACTTAACGACCAGCACCACCGGAACGACGATCAGAGCCGCCTTGGAGCGGCTCTTTTATTTTAGTGACACATGCGGCCCCCGCACCCCGCCCCTTTGCTTAAACCTACCGGACCGAGATCCGAGGCCCAAGGTTCGAGGTCCATTCTCGTTAATCTCGTGCCCAGATACCCGATGCTCGACAACGAGATCGACGAGAGAGCCGTTAATCTGGACCGATCCGCCCCGATCCGCCCCGATCCGGTCGATCTGGCGGAAAATATCGGAGCGCAGCCGCGCAGTTAAATCCACCGGACCGACGTTCGAGCGTCAATTAACTGCACCAGCTGCAGCAGCTGGCGGACCAATCGCCACGGCTGCGCTCCGATATCCCGCGCCAGACAACCGTAGCACGATCACAAAGACCCGTCCCTGGATATGCAATATCGCATATAATAACTTATTATCGCATAGCCCAAAGACCGTTTAACGCGACTCGGGTCCCCCGGATATCGGGTCAATCCGCCTAGGTTAAACCCAAATCGACCGGAATCCGCCGACCGCGCACCCCGTGCCGACCTGCGGGGGCTTGGGCCATGTTTTTGACAAATAGTTGCCATAAAAATGATATGGGGTATAACTATGTAATAGCTGGTTTATTTAGGGGCCCCGATCCGTGACTATCGCACTACAAGAAAAGGCTCTGAAACTTCAACTTAGACTTGCACAAATAGAGAAGCAGGAGTCTCAGCGTAACAATTTTTTACCGTTTGTTAGGGGTATGTGGCCTGACTTTATTGCTGGTCGTCATCACCGGATTATTGCTGAAAAGTTGGAGCGTGTTGCGAGTGGCGAGTTAAAGCGTTTAATTATCAACATGGCTCCGCGGCACACGAAGTCTGAGTTTGCATCATTTTTGTTTCCTGCGTGGATGATGGGCAAGAATCCTAGTATGAAGATCATTCAGGCGACTCACACGACGGAGTTGGCGGTAAACTTTGGTCGTAAGACTAAGAATCTTTTGGACACGGATGAGTATAAGGGGGTATTTCCTCACGTTAAGTTAGCGGCGGATTCTAAGGCTTCTGGTCGTTGGGACACGAGTTCTGGTGGGATGTATTATGCTGTTGGTGTTGGTTCTAATTTAGCGGGTCGTGGTGGTGATTTAATTATTATTGATGATCCACATTCTGAGCAGACGGCTATGAGTACGAATGGTTTTACGGATGCTTGGGATTGGTATACTGGGGGCCCTCGGCAGCGACTACAGCCCGGGGGCTCTATAGTTTTGGTACAGACTCGGTGGTCTGAGAAGGACATGACGGGTCAGTTGTTACGTGGCATGGCTAAGGACCCTTTGGCGGATCAGTGGGAGGTTGTTGAGTTACCGGCTATTTTTGATGACGGTACGCCTTGTTGGCCTGAGTATTGGAGTATTGAGGATTTGACTGCGGTCAAGGCGTCTATTCCTCCTATGAAGTGGAATGCTCAGTACCAGCAGAACCCTACTGGTGAGGAGAATGCGATTGTTCCTCGGGATTGGTGGCAGCGTTGGGAGAGTGAGCGGGTCCCTAACTTGCAGTATGTGATACAGAGTTATGATACGGCGTTTAGCAAGCGGGAGAGTGCGGATTACAGTGCTATTACGACGTGGGGTGTGTTTTATCCTGAAGAGGATGGTGGGTCCCCTGCGTTGATTCTTTTGGATAGTAAGAAGGGTCGTTGGGATTTTCCTGAATTAAAGCGGATTGCTTTTGAGGAGTATCAATTTTGGGACCCTGACACTGTAATTGTTGAAGCGAAGGCGAGTGGTATGCCTTTAACTCAGGAGATGCGTCAGGTTGGGATACCTGTTGTAAATTTCACGCCGAGTAGGGGTAATGATAAGGTCACGCGGTTGCACAGTGTTAGTCCTTTATTTGAGGCTGGTATGGTGTATGCTCCTGACAAGACTTGGGCGGACGAGTTAATTGAGGAGATGGCTGCGTTTCCCAACGGTGAGTTTGATGATTTGGTTGACAGTGCTACACAGGCTTTGATGAGGTATCGTCAGGGCAATTTTGTGCAGTTGCCAACAGATGATTGGCAAGATGAAGAAACATCTGCTAGGGTACACGCATATTATTGACGGAGACGGCTATGGCTATTGGCGGATTGATGGATACGAACGTACCGAGTCAGCTTGACGAGGACGATTTACGCGCTGAGTTGGAGATAGAGATACCGGACTCTGGCGCGGACCCTATGTTGTATGCGGTAGATTCTGACGTGGAGATAGAAATCTCTGAGGAGGATGACGGTGGGGTTACGGTAGACTTTGATCCCGAGGACATGCGCGGCGAGGGCGGAGATTTTTACGCTAACTTGGCGGAGGAGATGCCGGACCGCGAACTTAGTCGCATTGGCAACGATTTAGCTGCGGAGTTTGATGCTAACAAGGCTGGTCGTCAGGATTGGGAGGATGCGTATACAGATGGTTTGGAGTTGTTGGGATTTAATTACGAGGAGCGCACTCAGCCGTTTCGTGGTTCCAGTGGTGTAACGCATCCTTTGTTAGCGGAGGCTGCTACGCAGTTTCAGGCGCAGGCGTTTAACGAGTTATTGCCTGCGGGTGGTCCTGTTCGAACGCAGGTTATGGGCGAGGAGACTCACGCCAAGGTTGATCAAGCCAAGCGTGTTCGTCAGTTTATGAATTATTATATTACGAATGTTATGGAGGATTACACTCCTGACATGGATCAGATGTTGTTTTATTTACCGCTTGCGGGCAGTACGTTTAAGAAGACTTATTATGATGAGGTCATGGACCGCGCCGTAAGTAAGTTTGTTCCTGCACAGAATTTGGTTGTTCCGTATGATACTTCTGATTTGGATACGTGTCCGAACATTAGTCAGCTTATACGGATGGATTTAAACGATTTGCGTAAGAAGCAGCTTGCGGGGGTTTATTTAGATATAGACGTTATACCTGCGCAGGGTGATGTTACGGAGGTTGATTCTGAGATAAACCGGATTGACGGCATTGAGCCTTCGCAGATTGATTACGACTGCACTTTGTTGGAGTGTCATGTTGATTTGGATTTAGAGGGTTATGAGGATTTAGACGCGGACGGGGAGCCCACGGGCATTAAGGTTCCTTATCTTGTTACTATATCTCAGGACAACGGTCAGGTTTTGTCTATTCGGCGTAATTACCGTGAGGACGATCCGGCTAAAAAGAAGATTGCATATTTCACGCACTTTAAGTTCTTACCGGGATTTGGGTTCTACGGCTTGGGCTTGATCCATACTATTGGTGGATTATCGCGGACCGCGACCAGTGCTTTGAGGCAGTTGATTGATGCTGGTACTTTGTCGAATTTACCTGCGGGGTTCAAGGCCCGCGGACTTCGGATTAGGGACGACGACGATCCTTTACAACCGGGGGAGTTTAGGGACGTAGATGCTCCGGGTGGCGCTATTCGTGACAGTTTAATGCCTTTGCCGTTTAAGGGTCCTGACCGGACGTTGTTTGAGTTATTGGGTTTTGTTGTACAGGCTGGACAGCGGTTTGCGACCATTACTGATATGAAGGTTGGTGACGGTAATCAGAACGCGGCGGTTGGCACGACGATAGCGATGTT